CTTGTCCTTGTTAGAACCGAACCAAGTTGACTGCAAACGGCTGTCAGAGCTGTGACCAACAACATGATTTGTCATATAAGTCACAGTGTTGTAGGCCTGCCAGAAGGTCCCTTCACCATATTCGGCGCCAGGCTGTGTTTCCACATAATCCATAGCCAACCGAGCATTACGAGAGCCAACCTTTTCAGCATTAGACTTCCATTCCTTCAACATATCTTCAAATGAAGTCTTGTTAGAAGTCTTGGGGAATACACGGTTGAAATATTCAAACAATGTTTCCTGTGTGTAACGCTTGGAAGCAAGGAATTGTGACATTTCACCATAATCTTCCATCTTTGCGTGAGCTTCCTTCAATGCATCATGTACACGATTAGCATCAAATTCTGACCGATGGTTAAGTGAAATACCAGTAGCAGCCTTGCCATCCAGTGACAGGGTCAAGGTGTTGTTACAAACAACCCGGATAGGAGTAAAGCGGATATCAACACCGCGACCAAACTGGTGGGGATTAGAGAGCAAAAGATATGACTCAACTTCATCAGCACCATCAAACAAAGAAAACGATTCATTTACCTTGGCAAGAGCCCAGATAATTTGACCATCCTTGAGTGAACCAGCGGTTTCCATTGTCATACCACCTTCCTTGACATAATCATCAAAGAAGTTCAGAGCATCGGCATTCTGAACAGGTACCCAATCAGCACCTACAATATCCAGAAATTTGTCATCATGTGACCGTACCAATGCATTCTTTTTTGGTGCAGTTGTCACTTCACCATTTGACTTGGTGAACATCACTTCACGCTTTTCAACAGTCCAATCAAGTCCTGCTACCTTAAGAATTTCTTCCGGTGTAATATCCGGATCAACCTTAACACCCAAGCCGTGCCAAGGCACTTCATTTACATAGGCCATTTGGGCTTTGCCGTCTACAATTTCAAGTTCATGAGCCATGATATAGTTCCTTTCAATTAAGCATCATATATATTATAATAAACATTTTTAGTTAAAAGTAAACCAAAAAGTGCATTATTTTTTAATTATTTTTTTAATTGACTTAGTTTATATTCATCTTTTCAAAGCCGAAAGACATGCAAACATAGAAGTCTTCATCCATCTTGATGATATCACCAACCGACATGGACATAACTTCATCAGCAATCATTTTAACCCGATTAGGATCAGACCACATATTCATCAGATGAAATGCTTCTTCCAAGTCATCGGCATCAACATCTGCAACATGTTTATAATGTTTGAAATTGTCTTCAAAGAAGACAACATCGTTTTCAAAACTCCGGCTTGAGTATACCCAAGACTTTTCGGATGCCTCCCAGCCGCGCTCATTAACTTCTTTAATTTCAGCATCGGTAAGGATAATTTGATAGACGTTCAGCATGGTATGTTTCCTTTTGTTCAAACCTTATGTTATTATAATACCACACTGGTTTGAAAAGTAAACAACTAATTTAGGTTTTTTTATAAAAAAAATTACCAATGTCTAATAACACCTGCCACAATAAAGAAGCAAGTGAGCCAATTGACAAATTGTAATAGAATACGGATATACAAGCCAACCCGGGCTTGTTTCATAGTTAGAATAGGAACTTTGGGTTCATCTTCATCGGTCCGACCAATATAATAATCTAGTGACCGAGCAATAACTTTTTCAATTGTAGTATATTTCATGATAATGTAAGGGGAGGCCCGAAGACCTCCCCTATAATTTAACCTTCAGCCAATTTCTGGAAAAATTCCAACGAATCATCATCATCATCACTGTCAGATGATGTGGTTTCAGTAACCTCATCTTCCTTAGGTGGCTCCCATGGTGCTTCTTCAATCAAGGTTTCATCTTCGTCCTCAGCGGTGCTAGCAGTGGCAGTGTTAATGGCAAGAGCACGATCCAACCGAGCTTTCAATTGGTCATATGTCTTGAACTTATCTTCGGCTACTTCAGCTTCAAGTGAGTGTTCAGCTTTGTATACTTCTTCCAACTTATCATCATCATCAAACAATGCTGATACATCATCAAAAGTAGACTTGTCGTAATTGACATAACCTTCTACTTTACGAATACGAAGTCGGAAATTAGCACCTTCCCAAAGATCAAACGGATTGCATGCAACATCATCATCAAATTCAGGGAACATAGCATCATTGATCTTATCGAAGATCTTTTTACCATATTCATAAAGGAAAACCTTACCTTCGTTATCAGGGTTAGCGGGATCACTCACTACGTAAATATTACTTACAAAGTGGAGACGGCGCTTCTGTTTGCGTGCTTGTTCTCTTTGGTCAGAGCCTTCGCCATATTCCCATAGTTTAGAATTATATTCTGCACAAGGGTCATCCTTACCAAGAGTGGTAAGACATTTTTCAATATACCAACCACCTGGGCCTTGAAAACCATGATCCCAATATTGAATATATGGATGATCTTCACCTTCAGGCGCTGGAAGGAACCGGATAATAGCAGAGCCGTTGCCTACTTTATCTCGTGTCGGCCGCCAGTACCGATCATCATCATCAAAATTGTTATTGGATTTGGCCTTTTCAGCCGCGCTGCGAAGTTTATCGAATGAAGCTTTGCGCTTCTTTTTTAGGTCTGCAAATGACATTATCTTTTCTCCTTATATTACAATGTCTACAACTTATCCACATAAGCATAATATAGTTCTATTTATATTATTTTCTACCGAATAAGTAAATACATTTTTCATTCATTTTATTACGATCATATAATAAAAAAGACCCTAAGTTCAATAATCGGTCTTTTTCTTGTGGCCAGAGAAACTTATCTTCAATAGTTTTATCCCAATAGTCAAAGATCTTATATAAATCATTGAGTATTAAAAGCGTCTCTGGCATCACTTCACCTTGTTTATACATATTATATAGAAGGGGATAATCACCGGCTTTGTTTACATTGAGTGCTTCATTGAGTGTATCAAATTTAGACAGATCTTGCTCAAAGCGATAAGTCAGGCTTTCATGCCTGGCTTGTAATTTCTTACCTTTTTCAAGTGAATCTTCGTTAAATAGATGACCGACCCAGATGTTAGACTTTTCAAACAAATTTGCTATTAACAAATATTTGATATTCTTCACACGAGCTAATTTATCATAGAATACCTGGTCTTTTCTAGATAAGAAATTATCCTTCTTTAGTCTGGTTTTACCTTGATACTTCACATAATCGTAATCTGACTTGAAGTGAAGTTTCATAGCCATGAACATACTATAAGCTTCAAATGGTTTCAATTAATTGACCCCCGACTTGACTCCTAACTTGATCCCATACTTGAACCTCAACATGATCCCATACTTGAGCCATGACTTGACTCCTAACTTGATCCCAGACTTGATCCCTTACTTGATCACAGACTTGATCCCTTACTTGATCCTCAGCATGATCCCTGACTCGCCAATAGACTTGAGACAAGACTTGACCCCTGACTTGACCCCTTACTTGATTCCAGACTTGACCCCAGACTTGATCCCAGGCTGGATCACTGATTTGATCCCAGGCTTGATCCCAGACTTGCTTCTTAAGCGGTTTCATACAGGGAGCCTTGTTGTCTTAGGGAGATAATTAAGATTTTCAGCGCTCTCTTGAATTTTAGCTTTAAGGTTGGTTCCATTCCTAATTTGAGCGGCAATAGCTTCAACGTCTAGTTTATTTTTTTCACAATAATCAATGACGGCATCAATGTAATCAACTTCGCCCTTCCCACGTCTTACCAACTTTTCAATTTCAACGTGTAAGTCTTGTATATTCAGGCCTGGTTTGTTCATGTAATCCTCAATGTTTATAGAAAATGTGATCACCTATAGAGGCAACTCTAGTAAAAGTATCGGACCAATATGGTTTAATGTGTGAAGCGTGATAAAATAATGACCCACCGGTAAAATCATCATATTCATTAATTGTCTGATAAGCGATGCTAAACGACTTAGCAACTGCTTTAGGATCGTTCATAATATCCTTAAGACCATCACAAGTCCAAGAAAATTGACAACCCCTAGAATTCCTTTGATAGACTACACCACAAATACTATCAGGAAAGCCTGTGGTCATGACTCGATTGATGGTAACATATGATACTGCCTTCATACCCTCTTCACTTTCACCTCGAGCCTCATGGTATATATTCTTTGCTAAACAAAGCATTTCATCGATATCATAACGAAATACATCTAATTCTGAATATTTATGTTGTTCTATATAGACATTTTTATATTGAATGTCTTTTAAGACTACTTCTTGTTTAGGTCCATATAGGAACATGCCTAAAGTACTTAGTAGTGTCGTACATAGAAAGATGGTTAGATATTTTTTGGAATAACTCATTTCTTACCCGGGGGGCTCACCAAAGCTAGATCTTATTTCTAGTTATACTTCGATGAGCCCCCGGCCTTAAGTGGTTGCAGGAGAGGGACTCGAACCCATGACCTTTAGGATATGAACCTAATGAGCTGCTGCTGCTCTACCCTGCGTTAATAAGTGAGAGGTATTCTGTTGCAAGGAACCTCTCTAACCCCGCGTAACTATGCAGCTACTGCAAATGCTTCGTTGTCGTTAGCATTTATTTGTTCGACCCGATAACGGCGGTATCATGCCGGAAATCTCAATGATCTTTATGACTACCAATCGACCCTAGTTCGTCCCCAGCAAAAATAGACTTCCTCGTTGTGCCCTTCTAAGTTGTACCGGCATAGGTACAGAAATCTACTTTTGGTGGAGACGGCCGGTACTGCCCCGGCGTGTTGTATAGTTTATTTCATCACCTTCAACAATTTCAATATATTTATAATACTCTATTTTTAGGTCAATGTAAACCCTTTTCTTTTATTTTAGTTTTTTTGTAAAAAAATTATTCGCCGTTGACGTGCTCGAGCAATTGCGTAATAAGTGTATCTTTCTTATAACGGCGGTCAAGCTCAAGATTAAAAGTCCTACCAAGTTCTTCTAACTCGGCCTTGGTAAGCTTTTCCAGATCTTCTCTATATAGAGTTGGCCAACTCTGCTTATTAAATGATAGCAACTCTTTGATGTATAAAATAACTCGCATAATCCAAATCATATTGGTTCTCCTTTTATGTTCTTGTTATTTATCCTTTAAATTAATTAGATTGATTTCAAAAGTCCGACGACAATCCCACATATTCCTCCACCAACAATCAGTGGGAGCACATATAAAAGTTGTTCTTTAAATGATACATTAGAACTTTTGCTCTTTTTCTTTCGCCCGCTCTTCTTAGGTGAGCCCATAGTTTTATATGTACGCTTTGTCATACCACCGGGCAAGGTGATAGTTTCACGGTTAAATTGTCGGCCGTTTTTATCAAACCCCTGTGTATTGGTAACACCACCTGTATTCTTATCACGCTTCTTACGTGATACTGTAACAGAGTTTGTAATACGACCTGTTTTCATATTAATAGAACGATTATTGCGTGTGCCAGGTCCTCGCTTAGATGATGTACGTTTGTGGAATGAACCCATTATGCTTCTCCATTAATCATTGGGTTGACCAGGTCCCGACGAAGGTACCTATAAATGGTCTGGAAAACTTCACCGTGTGGTAAGTTCTTCTTTTTCCTAAGGTGTTTAGGGAGATTAAAGGTATATTGAACGTAATGTGATACTTCATGTGCCACAATAATCAAGAGGATATCTTTGTCATCCTTAACCTTAATATTGCCAATCACCTTATCCTTACTCAATCGCTTGTATTCCTGGAACACAGTGTTACCATATTGCCAGTAATTGGTTGGGATTGAAATACTTTCAAATCCACCATAACCTCGAGCCTTAGGTCCATGAGCAAATTTCAAGTCGGAGAGAATACGCTTTGTGGCTGATGCGTTCAATCCCAACTCGTATTTCTTCTTTCGAAGGTGCTTCATGCAAAGAGTGACATATTCTTTGATGAGTTTTTCACTTAGGTCAGACATGTTGTTCCTTTTTTCAAACCTTATATTATTATAATATCATACTGGTCTGAAAAGTACACAACTATTTTTAATTAAAATACCTCACTGCATGGTCCGCGCAGTGCGTTGCTGCCCAACTTTCTGGCTTAATCTTAGGTGAGAACCCAAACATACCTTGAACATAACCAATTGCTTCTTTCATAGCAATTTGAGACTTATGCTTAGGATCAGAGTTAATGTCAAGATGGATTTCTAGGTTACGATCCCCAACATAATCAATAACAGCTGATGCCGCTTCTACAGCATAAGCTACTTCATTTAGAAGCCTTTGCTTTAGTGAACCAAAGTCTTCCATTTCAATTGAGTTGTGGAAAATTTGACAACCGTGCTTAGAGTCCTTGTGAATAACAATTACAGTTGTATAACGAGCCTTAAATCTATTCTTACCAATTGAATACTTTTGAGAGTCACAACCAATGTATACAGAAGATTCATTGGAAGACGCCTTAATAGATTCGATTGCTTCGTCGTAGTTAGACATGATTAAGTCCTTATCAAATGAAACCTTAGCATCATGTGCAAGACATCTTCTTTAGCCAGCTGCACATACTATCTCTCTTTTATATTGACTAAGAGATTCCCTTCACCCTTATGTAGTCTATGATATACCATTTTCGGTATCTTGTAAGTTTCGTTGATTTCTAAGTCAAATGGAAGTTTATCATCAAACTGAAGTTTCCATCCCACTCCATCAACTATAGTTATCTCTCTATCTCGCTCGTCTTGGTGCCATATCAACTCATCTTCTTCTACATTTTCTTTGAATAATCTAAGTTTTGTGCCACTTTGTAGACAGAAATCCTGATATGGTTTTACCAAAAGAATGAGCCTCCACCTGATAGACCAAGGGATTTGGCGTAACGGGGCAGACGGCATGCCCAGTATGCGGCTGAAGTCTTATCGTTTTGCTCTGAACACTTATGTCTTGCGGCAAATGACTTTCTTGCTGCTGGATCGTTAATCTTAACTTTAAGTCCAGTTGTGTCGCCCCATGTTACTTTCTTAATGCGGTCGCCATCTTTAACATAGACATAGAATTTCTTAGGACCACCCCTCATTGGCTTGTTGAGAGGCTTGTTCTCGCCTTCTGCTTTTTCAACAAGGTGGTCATCATACATGATTTGGTCAAGTGGAATCCACTGACCGTTGAACTGAGCAAAGTCACCGAGATTGCTTTCAAGAATTTCTTGGTCGGCAAGTGACTGTGGCTTGTATTCGCCAGCTTCGTATCTTTCTCTCAGGTTGACAAAGTACTGAAAATACATTTTTGAACCAGCACGATATACGTTCTCGTCAATTAGAGTTGTTTTGCAATCATCACAACAAGGCTCTGACTCTTCTTTAGAAATAGGCATACAGTTTGGCACCATTTTGCCACCCTTCTTCTTCATGCCTACCATTTCGTACCCCTTCCAACAAGGGTCTTCTTTTTCAGAAAGATATTCTAGAAAAGTCTTCATTATTTGCCTGCCTTTATTGAATTACCTTATTATTTATAAAATAATGTTTTTTTTGAGAAGAGTGTTCTATCCTGTTGAGCTATACTGCTATAATTGGTGCCCACGGCAGGACTCGAACCTGCAACAACCGGTTTAGAAGACCGGGATTCTATCCATTGAACTACGTAGGCTTTGTTGGTAATAGTACCTCTAATAGGGATTGAACCTATATCTAACGATTATAGGTCGTTTGCTCTACCATTGAGCTATAGAGGCAAAATTGGTGGTCATGCTTGGATTCGAACCAAGATCGTCCCCTAATCTGGGCTCCGGGATATAAATCCGGCCGCTCTACCATTAAGCTACATGACCGATGGCGGATAGGGTGGGAGTCGAACCCACACGACACTGGTTAGTCCTAATGGTTTTCAAAACCACGGCCACCGCCCATTGGCTTGCCTATCCTTGAATTATGGTGCCCCCGGAGAGATTCGAACTCCCGACTTTCTGATTACAAAACAGACGCTCTGGCCAACTGAGCTACAAGGGCTTTATTGGTGGCGACCCCCGGACTCGAACCGGGAAGCATCTGTTTCTAAGACAGATAGGTATACCAAATTCCCTTCAGATCGCCTTTAATTTATTCTTTATAATTGGTCAGGACGAGAGGATTTGAACCTCTG